GCCGATGGTTTGCGGATACAGTCCCATAGTCAGGCCTCCTTTTTCATCTTGTGGGGGTTGCGGGCGGCGTAGGCCGCCTCGGCCTCCCGGCACAGCTGCTCAAAGCTCCCGGCGGCAGGCCCGCGGGCCGCAGCGCCCGCGTGGTCCTGGACGGCGGCGGTGATCTGGGCCAGCTTGTCCGGCTCCTCCAGAACGGACAGCAGGCTGTCAGACACCTGGGTACGGACCGCCGGGTCCTGAATCCCGGCCACCGCGGGGCGGATGGCCTTGATAATGGCGGCGGCCGCGTCCTTGGCTTCGGGGGAGAGAGGGGCGGCCTTGTCCTCCGGCTTGTTCTCCGGCTTGGCCTCTGGCGTCTTCTCCTCTTGGCTGGCTTTGCGCTCCAGAGCGTCCAGACGCTCCAGAATCTTGTCCAGCGCCGCGTCCGCCGCAGGCGGTTCTGCTCCGGCAGGCGGTCCTTCCCCGGCGGGCGGTTCGGGCTGGACGCTGGGGTTGGCGTCCAGGGCGGCTCCGGCGGTCTGCACCAGACCGTCCAGCTCCTCCGGCTGGGCGTCCTTTGCCGCCAGCCCAAGGGCGGTCAGGATGGCTTTTCCAAACTCGTTCATATACGTTCCTTTCCCCGCCTGTGCGGCGGCGTCTTGTATTGCAACATCGCGGCCAGCTCTGCCCTTAGGCACGACGGCCACGTGATTGCCCCGTATCTCCTGCTGCCGGTACCCGTCCCCTTCCGGGACGTAGCTGCAATGGTAGCCGCAGGACACCTCCCGCAGCACGCCGTTCTTTACGTCGCTGATGAGGGCCGCATCCTTGATGTGAAGGTCCGCTACCAGGTGCTCCCCCTGCCGGCGCACATTCTGGATATGGCCTTTGGAGTAGGCGGCGCGATTGAACGGCCCCACGTCCTCCGTGGGGTGGCCGCTGGTGACCTCCTTGCCCTCGAAGCTGGCGACAGCAGCAGGGTCGAATACGTCCTCCTGGTGCCGGTAGACCCGCACCATCCGGTCCGGGTTGCCCTCCAGGAGCAGTTCCCCGGCCCGGTAGTCCATCTCCCCTGTGCGGGCGATGGGCACGTCATGACAAATGAGAAAGCCCTCCGGTGTGGTGGTCATATGGGGGGAGATGCGGTCCCCGTAGTAGGCTAACATTCGCTTCACCTCGCAAAAGAAAAGGGACCAGCCCGCAGGATTCCCTGCAAGCTGACCCCGATTGGTCCTTCCTGACGCCCAATTGCGCCGTGGGTACGTTAATTCACTTTCAGTTCCTTCTGGAACACGACCTGGATCTTGATCGTGCCATCCTTCAGCTGCTTGAGCTGGACCCGGTGGCCCTGGGCCAGGGCGGTCTCGATGGCACAGATTACTTTTTCAGTCATAGGCTCACTCCAAATCAATATCCGGTAGGATTTCCCGCAGCGGTTTTCCCTGGATTATCCATCGGTCAAGTAGATCATCCAGCGTATCAAACTCCAGATCAGCATCTGCGGGCTGGTCCTCTGACCAGACATAGAATTTATCCTTCGGATGGCAAATGCTGTATTCTTTCCCGTTATATCCAAAAGAAGGTTCGTTATACGGCATGATCTCCTTGAATTTCTCAATCGTCATTTTCCGTATCCTCCAAAATATCAGCGTTTTCTGCTCGTTCAGCCGCGAGAAGCTCCCGATCTTTCCGCTCCGAAATATGACCATCGGTCCAAGAATACACATGTGCGTGTTCACCGTGTTTACCGTACGGATGCTTTTCCGGCCTCTTGTGGTCTCCGCTATGTACTTGCAGAACCATATGCCCAGCGCTATCATAAAAGGTCCGGTCCACCTGCTGATTGGGGATTCTCGTTTCTACGACCGCATTGGGCTTGTATTGTGACGGGATGGACCGGTGCGTTTTCCAGGTATCCGTCACCACAACTGTCCCATCCTCATGATACCGCACTTTGCTGTATTTTTCAAGCTCTTTTGCTTTTCGGTAATCACTTTCCCACAGCTTGAACTTATCGTCCACTGCATACTTTCCGGTTTCCGGGTCCAGAACGGCATATTTATGTTTCTTGAACGTCTCAAACCGTTTCGGCACCGGATCTCCCAGAGCCGCCCGGTACCGTTCCCACTGGCGGTAGTCCCGCAGGAACCGGGCGCGGGCCTCCTCCTTCTTGCGGTAGGCCTCGATCTGCTTTTGGGTGCGTGGGTCGCGGGTAACGGGATTCTTCTCAAAGCTGGAAAATTCCTTGATTTTTCGCAGCTCCTCCTCGCTGCGTCCCACGGGGGTCCAGCGAAGAAGCTGGTGGAGGCAGTTGGGGTGGATGTTCAGCCAGGAGTTTTCCAGCGTGTCCGGGCCGCTCCTGTCCATCTTCCCGAAGGCCGCCGCCAGAGGCGGAAAGTCCGGGTCCCTGCCGCTTTTGGAGTACACCCGGCCTTCCAGGGGGGCGCAGAGCTTACAGGTGGTGCCGTGCCGGCTGATCTGGTAGAGGTCGTGGTCCGGGTTCTGGGTCAGGACGGCCAGGGCCTCCGCCTGCCGCGAGGTGGTGCGCAGGACCATGCTGCCGTAGGTATGTAAGCTCCAGTGCCGCCCCGCTTTGTCGATGAAGGCCGTCACGCCCTCCCGGCGCAGGGCGGCTACGAAGTCCGGCAGGGCCTTGTACACGCCCCGGCCTGTGGCCTGCATCGCCGCCGACTGCTCCAGGCCCACCCGCCGGAAAACGTCCGGCTCTGTCCGGCCCAGCAGGACCGCCTCCAGCCCCGCTATGACCGTCAGGTCACCCTCGGTGATCTGGCCCATGAGATTCTGCGCCAGCCGCTGCACGATGTCCAGCTGCTCCCCGGTAAGGGCGCGGGCGTTCTGATAGCCCGCCAGGTGCTTCGACCGCGTCTCCGGGGTCTCCAGGGGCTTGCGGGCTTCCGGGTGGTGGACATAGAATTGGGATTCGATCATCCGGGGAACGTAAGTCCAGCAGTCGCTCTCCAGCCTGTGGAGGATGGCCTGGACTCGCTCCAGGGCAGCCACGGCGTGGTAGTCGATCAGGCCACGGCTGCGGAGGCGGCCGATTTCGTTGATGATCGCCGTCTCCGCCTGGAGGAACAGCTCAATGAGCCTTTGCAGCTCCCGTTGGGCGGGACTGGGGGTCAGAGCGGGCATAGGTCAGTCCTCATCGTCAGGCTCACTGTCAATCTCCATCTGCATCCGCAAAAGCTCCTCCGGTGTCGGGGGAGGGATGAGCTTATGGAAGTCCCAGAATTTGGCTTCCGGGTGGGCTGTGCCGTAGTCAATAATCTCCTGCTCAATGTGGCCATATGAAGCAAAATGAATCAGCATATCCACATCTTCCGGCAACACGCGGTCCTTCTGAAGAGCACCTGGACCAATATATGGCTCCAAAAACTTCCTTAATTTTTCTTCCATAGGACATTCCTCCTATTTCAATTTGTAACTTTCAATGACAGTACATCCTCCATACCCGTCAGCTTTCACCAAATATTCACATTTTGCATCACGTATTGTTCGGATTTCTCCGGCCTCCAGCCCTGGAAACTGCGTCCCTAGCACCCCGCACAGCTTCGCGTAGGTCTTTGGCCTGAGCTGAATGCCGGATTTGTTCCTCTGGGGCGACGGCGCGTACTTGCTCTTCCCCATTATACCACCACCGCCGCCGCCGGTAAAGCGTCCGTTTGCGAGGTCGTGGTGGGGATTGTAATCCATGGTCAACTCGTCCCTGGTATCCTGCGTAAAGGGACCTGCATTCTCGCCCTCGTACACCAGCCCGGCAAGAGGGTCCCGCAGACTCGTCACATCCTGGTACGTCTTTCCCCTGTTGGCGGCGATCTCCTCGTCGGTGATGCTGTCAAAGAGGTCCGTCTCACCGGAAAGCTTCTTCAGCTCCCGCTGGGCGGTGTCCGCCCTGAGCAGCCCCGCCTGGAACACGGTGACGATGCTCTCCGCCTTGTCCCTGGCGATCTCCGCCACTTCCCTGGCTGTGGGGGTCCACAGGGGTGGGAAGGAGATGTCCAGATCCTCAGGAACCGTTCCAATGGCGGACATGGCCAGCACGGGGAGCAGCTTTCGCAGCAGCGGCGCCAGCTTGCTCTCCCGCAGGGTGTCCACGTAGTCGTAGTAGTTGCGCAAATCGTTCTCCCCGGTGGCGTTCAGCCCGGCAGGGGAGCGGCCGAACAGCTTGGTCATGGGAATCCTGGAGGCGCCCGACAGGCTCAGGCACATGCTCTCGTGGACGTCGGAGAGACCGGTGAAGGTGTACTGGGTGTTTTTGATCTGGTCGCCCTTGTTCACCAGCTGATAGCCGAAGTTGGAGCGCATGACGCTTTGAGCTTGGATAGTATTCCAGAAGCGGCGCTGGGCTTCGCCGGAGGCCATGGAGAACAGCTGATCCAGATTCTGGACCTCCATTGTGTCGATGTTGGCCCGGAAGGTCAGCGCCGCCATGTTGGCGGTGGTGTTGTCATACTGGACCACCTCCCGGTACAGGGCCTCCACCTCCGACGCGCCCCAGTACAGTTCCGCCAGTTTCTCCAGATAGGGCAGCTCCCGGCCCGTGAAGCGGAGAATGCGGGAGTGGTGGATGCGGGCGGCAAACATGCCCTCCCCGCCGGTGACTGTGTAGTACTCCGGCAGGCCGAAGTCCGGGTCGGAGGGGTCCGTCACCAGGCCCATCTCCGGCGCAATACCGCACCAGCGGTCCAGGATGTACAGCCCCGCGAAGGTCCCCGGCAGGACGGCCTCCAGGTCCAGGGGCCGGTCCAGGGCGCCCTCCTGGCCCCGCAGGAGAATCAGCCCCGCCGCGCCGCCGTACAGGCGGCCCCAGCGCAGGCCCTCGTTGATCTTCTCACGCAGACCGGTGATGCGCTGGGCCCGGTTGAGCTGGTCCATCTGCTGCGGTGTCAGGGAGCCGGTGGGCCGGAACCACTCCTTCGTCATGTCGTCCGGGATAATCCCAATAACCTGCTGGACCACCCAGTTCTCCCGGTAGAGGGAGTTGAGCAGGGCATAGTTGCCCGTCATGCGGGTCAGGGGGTACTCCGTGGCCTCCAGCGGGGATTGGGAGCCATAGCCCAGCCGGAAGAGGGGGTTGGAGAAGGCATCCGCCGTCTGGACAGACGTCTTGACCGCCGGCCGCTCAGCCTGTTTTTTCCGCTTGTGCACGTTATCCCGCCTCTCCATACCGCCATTTTGGCAGAATTGTGTTGACATAGTACCGCAGTGCATCGGGACCGTGGTCCTGCTGCTTCACAGGCCGCTCTATCCCCAGCTGCTGGGCGGCCTTTGTGTCCCATACATAGGACTGGAGCTCCCCGATGAGCCCCCTGCACCGCTCCCGGTGAATCATCAGCCGCCGGCGGGAGAGCAGCTGGGACACCCGGCGGATGCCGTCAATGACATCGTTGTCCCCCTGGATGACGTACATGCCCCGCCGCTGCAGCTCCTGTATGAAGCTGGCCGCCGATGGGTCCGCCACAACGGGGCAGTGGAACTGGACATCCTCACCCATGAAGCGCTCCATATCGTCCGCGTATTCGCCGTCGGTTTTCTGCCGCAGGCCTGTGGTATCTGCATCCCGGCTGTCCCAGCGGTATTCGTTGTCCACCCAGATGGTTTCACCGTCGTCGTAGATGTCCAGAAAGACCGTCGGGTTTGCCGTGCCATAGTCGCAGGCGATGGTGCGGGTCGCGGTATAGGGCAGCCCCTTCGGCCGGCTGCGGTCGTCGTAGCCGTTGACGTTGAGGGCAAACATGTCGTAGATCAGGCCGTCCCCCGCGGTCCACTCCCCGTCGATATACCTGCGCTTGAAAACTCCGGCGTAGAGACTGCGGTACATGGCACGGGTCTCCTCACTGAGGCTGGGGTTGTCGTCCATGGTGAAGTGCAGGTGGGTGGCGTTCTTTGCCTGTGCATTCAGAATCCACTCCTGCCGGAACCAGTGGGTAGGGACATCCGGGTTACAGTTGAACCACAGCTTCGCTCCCGCCACAGAGCATCTGGCCAAGGCCTGCTCCACAAAGGAGCGGGGCATCAGTGCCACCTCGTCCAGCAGCACGCCGGCCAGCGTCACGCCCTGAATGAGCATGTAGCTGCTCTCGTCCCGGCCGCCGAAGATGTAAAAATCATTCCTCCTGGCCCCCCGCTGGACCGTCAGCACGTTTCCGCTCCGATTGTACCGGATGGAGAACTGGTCCTGTAGGTACCGCACAGCCAGCAGGGGGCGGATGATGTTCCGCTCCGCGCTGCGCACTGTCTTCCCGCACAGGCCGAAGCAGCAGCGATCAAAGGCCCCCATGGCCCAGAGGAGGAAGCTGAGGCTCATGATGCTGGTTTTCCCGGACCGGACCGCGCCGTCACAGATCAGGGCCCGCTCCCCCCGGTAGGGCCAGGCCAGCACCTGCATTTGTTTGTTGGATAGCACGGGCCGCCTCCTTCAGGCTCTTTGTGATGGGGTCATCGTCCGTGGTGGCTTGCTGCTTGTCATCGGCAGGTTTGTCCCGCCACTTGTCTGGTCTGCGATTCTTGAGCCAGAATATCTGAGCTGTGGTGTCGCCACTCAACGCCTTATTAAGCAAGGCGCTCTCCACCTCGAAGTCCACAATTTCCTTGCCCTTTTTTAGGGCCTCACAAATATCACGGTATTTGTTTTTCCACTCATAGAGGGTTTTTGCCGTGACCCCAGCGTTATGGGCAATCTGTTCATCGGTCAGGCCGTCCCTGGCCCATCCCTCCAGAAGTGTCAGCCCGTCCTCGGTCAGCCAGTATTCAAACTTACCACGGGCCACCGCCACCACCTCTCAGTCAAAAATCTATCCTCACGCATAGCGATAATTATGCTGTGCTACCTTGCACGAATTGGCGCAGCCCACCGGTTCATGCGCCGGGTTGCCGCGTATCCCCCGCATCGGGGGCGGCGGGCATCGATCCGCCACCCCTTTGCGAAGGAGGAAGAATGGAGAAAGGGCGTAGCCGACACCCCTACGCCATCAGTGTAGCACAGATTTCGGAAGCTACTGTACTTTCTGGTACAGCAAATTTAATAATTTGTCCTGCCCCACAAATAGTCCATGCTGACGTGATAATAGTCTGCAATCATGGCAAGTGATTCTGCTGTCGGCTTCGATGTTCCGCGCTCATATTTGCTCAATGCGTTTGGCTGAAGCCCGATCAGCTCCGACGTCACTGCCATACTCCGCAGGGGCCTCTTTTCCTCCCTCAGCTTCCGCAGTCTCGCAGGAAACTCATACATCCCGCTCCCTCCACTCTCCACAATGCAACCAGTTGCAAACCGTTCCGCTGACACAACACTTCTGATTCCCACATGTAGAACACTTGTGTTGGGCCTTCTTCCTACGAGGCGGAAGAGGCGCTGGTTGTATTGCTCCTGCGCCGATTGGCACAACGCAATCTTTCCAGCTGATCATGTGGCACCTCCTTCCGGCTTCTCGCACCGCTCGAACTCAATGACCCACACCCACAGGTTGGCGTCCCAGCCGTAGAGGGCGCGGTCTGCTTTCTTGATGGTGCTGTCCCAAAGATGGCGAAAAGCGATAAGATGATTCGGGTTTTTGTCCCAGTCTCGGTCAGTCGCTACCATCCATCCCTTGACTCCTTCTGCCTGCGCCTGTTCCTCCGTGATCTCCTGCAGCCTCTCCACCCTTACATCCTTCACCCGCAGGAAAATCCGCGCGGCCTCACGGGGCATGTGGATGGAGGGCCGCCATTTCCATGCAGCCGGTGTTTCTACACTGGCCTTGTAGACAAACGGGTACTCTTTGCTTGGCTGTCTGCACCACGTCTCCCGCACATACAGGATGTCTCCGGGGCGGTAGGGCTGGTCGGGATATGGCATCCCGTCCGTCATACTGGTTCCGCGGTGCATGGCAAGGCCAGAGCCCCTGCTCATCTCTTCGTCATCAATGTAATAAGGCTCTTTCACCACCCGCCTCGTCACCGTCTTTCGGCCCTCCAAAATGGCGCGAACCATGTCGGTGTTGAATAAAATTGGCTTCATGTCCTCCCCTCCTCCGGCCTGCGGCGGTAGGCAAGCCAATTCTTTCCGTAGTCGGAGAAATATGCGCTCGCCAAATGCGATTCAAAGCATTTTCTCTCTCCCGCATTAACCAACATCCACCACCCTGCGTCCATTTTGGGTCTATCCCAATATACCGTCGATGGCATCCACCAGTTTTTCGATGCTTTTGTCGGCGTAACCCACACCGGTTCCCTGTCCATCTCCCGCAGCTCCTCCAGGGTCAGAGGGGTCCGGGACTGCTCTGCGATTTTGTCTAACACATACAGAACGCCTTCATAAAACCCGTCAATTTGTCCGGTCGTATAGCCTGGAGATGGTGCCTGATTTGTCTGAAACCTTTTGGCTCTTTTGTAAAGTTCGGACAATTCTGCATCAATTGGGTTCATCATCTATCTCCCCTCCTCATGCGAGATGGTTCTATAATCCGTTCCTGCGCGTCTTCCACGCACCACTCTGGCATAACCGGATACAACTCCCAGCTCTGGCCGTCTGCCTTATACTCTATCCGGCCAAATCCATCGCCGGTCTCCTGTACCTGCCTGCCGTCCAATAGGCCGATGTGACCGCTGAGAATCGTCCTAAGGCGTTTCCCGCTATCCGAGGATAGGAAAGCCGCCTTGCTGAAAACCTTTACCTTCATTGGGGTTCCTCCATTCGTAATTTTATGTCATCTCAGTTATCTCGATCTCAACGCGCGGCCGCTTCGCATCCACCTGGAACTCATCCGAAAATCCGCTTATATGCGCCCACCCGTCGTTCTTCAGCACGCCGGCCTTTACAAGTCCGTCCTGAATCACCTTCCGCCCGAAGGACGATATGTTGTCCTTGTCGCGGCGGCGGTCACGTTCATACCAGGTGTAAGCCATAAACACCGGGCCGCTTGGCCGGAATCTGCGCAGCTGCGTCTTTGCGCACAACTCCACAATTTGCTGTGCTTGCCGCTTGATAGAAGCACCCTTCTGCCGGTGAGAGCGCTCTGCCTCGATGTACTCGTTCAGGCCGGGGAGAGGGCCTGGGATGATCAGCTTCACGGTTCACACCCGTCCTTTAGCGCCACGCGCTTTGCCGCTCCGGCAATGAAGCGCTTGACATCTGTTGGGAGAAGAGTATCCAGGCGAAGGCTATCCTTCCGGGCGCGGTAGCTTTTTCGAAAATGGCTACCTATGACGCTGTTGAACACGTCAGAATCCATCTGGGACCATTCGTAGAGCTGACCAGGCGAGCACATGCGCCGCAACTCCTCAGGCAGGCTGTCGTACTCCTCCTGAGCCCCGTAGCCGCTGCGGGATGCGGCCCGGCGCAGCAGCTCCCATGCCCGGTCCTCGTCCATGTCGCCAGCATCAGTCAGGCGAACCATAATGCCCTTTATTTGCCCGATAGACGGTGCGAACCCCTTGATGTCCTCAGCGATAAAGCACTTGAGTGCCGCCGACACCAGGTCGTAGCTGTCATCCGCGAACATCTCCCGCCACAGGGCTGTTTTCCGGTCGTAGTCTGCGTCCGTCAGGTCCCTGCCGCCAAAACTTGGGTATTCACTCTTGATGACAGCCATGATTTTCGCTGTCTCTTTCAGGTTCATTCCTGCTCCTCCATCTTCTCCAGCATGGCCAGAAACGGGTTCCCGGTCCCCGCCGGTCTCCTGTCCCCAGTCTCCATCCTCCTCTCCTCCAGCGCGTCCCAGTCTGCCAGGGACCGCACGCCTTCCGCCTGCTTCTTTTTCAGGATACCGCGCACATACCGCCAGCTCAACGCGTTAGCCTCCACCGCCTCATCCATCGCCCGGATACAGCAGTCTGGTCCCATGACCGCCAAAAAGGAAATGAGCTCATCCCGGATGCGCTCCGTCATCTGATTTCCAATTTTTTCAAAGTAGGCGGTGAAGACGGCGGCGACAGCGGGGCTGTGCCCCGCGTTAGTCATCTTCTTTACTCTACTTTCCTTTACTTTACTTTCCTTTACTTTACTTTCTGGGTTTCCGGGGGAATTAACGGGGTTTCCGGGGGAATTAACGGGGTTTTTTCCCCCGGAAACCTCAAAAAAGGTAAGCTTCGCGCGAATACAGGCAGGAACGTCTTTTTTTTCGTCGACATTCAAAAGCCAGTATTCGGAAAAAATCTCTATGTCGTCGCGCTTTTCGCATGAGCGAAGGTAGCGACGCTGGATACCCGCGCTTGTTAGTACGCCGAACATCTGAAAAACCCGCTCATCAAAAAGCGAACGTGACAGACACCCGTGCAGTACCTCGCTTATGTACGTGGGACTTTCCCGGAGCTCATCGGCGGCAATCAGCGCTTCGTCCTTATCCCACTTGAGGAAGTATCCATCTCCTTCATAGACCTTGCACAACACGTACAGCACGAATAACACACTGGACGCACCATACTCCGTCCTGAGGAGTCTTACCTTTTTATCCCGCAGAAACCCGACATCCATTGGAAAGTAATCAAGCCCTTTCCGTGCCGGTCTCGCCATAGCTACGGCTCCTTTTAGAAGGGCAGATCGCCATCTACGCCATTCACGGGAGAAAAACCGTACCAGCTTCCGTTGGGCTGCACCTGCGGAGAAGAATAGGCGGATTCGGTTTTTCCAGATGGTCTCTTCCTATCCAAACACTTCAGATCCGGGACCTTGAAGTCCCCCGCCCGGATGGCGTCCAGGGAGCGGACCTGGAAGACATAGAGCCTCGTTCCTATCTCTCCGCTGCGCTTCTGGTACTCCTCCTCCCCCAGCACTACGCCCATGCGCTTCCCAACCAGACCCTGGACATTGTGATCGTCAAAGCGGTAGCCGGGATTTGACTCCTCTAGCGCGGTCATAAAGCCCTTGAAAAAGCACAGGGCGCTGTCCTTATAGGAGCTGCGCAGGGTGATTGGCCAGAATCCGGCGCGGGAAAAGGTCTCCTGATTCGCCCCCTGATACGGACCGGTGGGAAAGTCCCACTGGATCTCCAGGTACTGCTTGTCCTCCTTGTCCTCCACTTGCAATATGACGGCGGCGTAACCGCCGGGAACCGGGTCGTTGAAATCGCCCGGCTGTCTTGCCGTGACGGTGCTCCAATCTACGTCGTGTCTCATTGTGCGTCCTCCTTGCTTTCGCCGGGCACAAGGCCCCAGTATTCTCTGATGGCGCTGTCCACAAGCTTCAGGTCGTTATCCATCTCTGCCGGGAACATATCCATCGGGCTCTTGGCGGTGCTGATGCCGCCGGACTGGGTCTGGAAGTAGTGCCTGTCCTTCCCGGACCGGCACAGCAGCACGATGGAGAACAGCCCTTCTACGGTCAGCTTTTCGTTGAGCATCTTCCCGATGGTCTTTGCTTTCACCGTTCCATCGTCCGCCGTCTCCGTGTGGTGGAGAAAATAGACGATACAGTCCGGCGGCGTGTTGGAAATCACGAACTGTATCAGGTTTTTGAAGTTCAACGCCAGCTGCGTGAACTTGTCATATCCCTTTTCCATGGCCCGGTCAAAGAACTCGAAGGCCAAAAGGTATTGGCTGTCGTCTATAGCGTAAGTGCGCAGCTTTGGCGCAGACAGAGAGCGCAAGATGGTCTCGTATGTAGCGCCATTGGCTGTTGGCAACTGCTTTCGGAAGGGCAGCGGTTTGCTGGCCACATTGAATACGCCGATCTCTCCGGGCTCAAAATTGCGCAGGGACGTCGATTTCCCCGAACCGGATTCGCCCAGGATCAGCACAGGAATCCCGATAGGTCATCCCTCCCTTCCACGAAATGCAGTGGGCAGTTCAGCCCCGTTGCCCTGCTGTCAAAGATGTACTCTCCGGTCCTCCGGCACTGCTTTCGCGCGTAGGTCTCCAGCAGCAGGCAGAGGTCACAGCAGACATGTCCCTCCGGGAAATAGAGGTCCACTGTCGCCCGCTGGTAGCGGATTACCCCGTTCTGTTCCACGTTTGTTCCTCCTTCTCCACGCACGCGGCGTGGCAAATCTCGTCATTCCGGTCCATGGCGACGGGATCGTCCTGGCGGATGCCCCACCCGCAGATGGCGCAGGCAATGTCAGAATAGCGCTCATCCGTCATGCGGGTAAAGGTGCTGCGATGCTTTATGTATCGCATGCTTTTCCTCCTTGCCTCTCCTCCTGAGACTTCATGCACTTCCTGAAAACTCGCACCGTGCATCCGGCCCCCGAAGGGCACGGCCGGCGATGACCCGTAATCAGAAAGTAGTCGCACGTCCGGCTATGCAGGTTCGTTCCGCGGTAGTACCAGCACCCGCTGCACGGATTTCTCCTACCCATACAGATCCTCCTTCACGGCTCCACCACCCACACCGCCAGCTCCCGCGCTCCGAAGGCCTCTGCCTCCTGGTGGCTGGAGCAGCATACGTCCACATGCAGCCCCTGCACCCCGGTGTCTGCGGCAAGATACTTCTGGCCGTCGATGATGACCGTGCTGCCCAGTGGAATAACGGATTCGTCCACCGCCACAACCCCCGGCCCCGCCGGGAGACCGGTGGCGGTTACGCCGTCCGCCCAGCGCCCGCAGCACGACTCGCAGGGGCAGTAGGCGGTGACGGTACACTCGCCGATGTACTCCCAGGCTCCCAGGGCCTCGTAGGCCGCCGCCTGTTCCGCCCGCGCCGCCTGCTCATTGGCTGCACTGAGGGCCATGGCGCCCAGCTCCCGCACCGCCTGGTCACGCACCTGCTCCGCCTGATGGAGCTGGGCCTGATACCGGGCCTCCTGAGCCGCCCACGCCTGGCGGTCCAGCTCGCGGGCCCCGCAGGTGCACAGGTTGACTGAGACAGACAGGGCGAACAGACCCAGGGCGGCCTCCCGCCAGCGGATTGCCCGGTGGCGGAGAGACAAGCGCTTGGTCAGTTCGTATGTACTCATGACGCCTCCTTCTGCCGGATCAGGGCGGCGGGGTTCACCAGGGGGAGCTTGCCGATCTCCTCCTGAGACAAAGTGCGAAAGGTCCCGGCTACGGTGATGTTCTTATATTTTGCCAATGTATTTGCCAGAAAGCAGGCCATACGCTCCACTGTATCTGCGCTGGGCGGCTGCTCAATGGTGAAGGTATACTGATTGACTCTTGCCATAGCGGTACCTCCTTCTTTACAGGTTGATGTAAAATAACAGCAGCTCCCCGACGGCATCCGCCATATCCAGCCGCTCCTCTGTGAGAGCCTGGGCGGCGGGGAAACGGGCCAGGGCCGCCGCCTCGGCTTCCAGACGGGACTTATACTGCCGCAGGGCGTCAATGGTCTTCTGCCGGATGTCCTCCGAGATCAAATAGTTTACCTTTCCCATAGGTTCCTCCTTGCTTTTTGCCTCAGTACCAGCTATAATGGAGACAGAGGCTGATTTTTGGTATGTTTTGGTCTCGCTTGCCCTGTCAGGTGTTTGCGGCATCTGACAGGGCTCTTTTGATTTTGAAATTTTTGCAGGTGCTGTAGGCCTTTTTTACCTTGACGATGGTGTTGGAGCAGTGCCCCAGGTTGCAGGGGACAAACTGCGTCCGCTCCTCATTTGCCGCCAGGTAGTGCTGGGTAAAGTACGCGCAGTTGATGCAGATGGGCGGTTCATCGGTCAGTGCTTGGTAGATAGTCCTGCTCCGTTCAGTGTCTGCCATGGATTTGCCCTCCTTTCTATTCGATTTGAATAGATATTACCATTTCAAAACGAATAAGTCAAGCGAATTTTACTATTCGTATTGAATATTTTTAAGGGATGTGCTAAACTTGCGAAGAGGTGATATTAATGGGCTACGGTCTGAATATAAAAGCTGCGAGAAAAGCTGCCGGCTTAACGCAGGAACAACTCGCAAAGAAATGCGGCATAGCTACAGTTACTGTTGGCCAGTATGAACGAGGGGCGCGGGTTCCCCGCGCTGAGCAGCTGCAAAGCCTTGCGGACGCATTGAATGTGCATGTACTGGAGCTTATGGGGTTTCCCACATCTGCGGAGTTTGAGATGTCGTTTGACCTAAAGGCAGATAGGGAATTGCTTTCAAACCGTATAAGCGCAGAATACGGACTATCTATAGAGGATGCGCGCAGTATTGTTGACGAGTGCTTCCAGGCATTTCAGAGAGACGGGAAACACATAGAGGGGGCGGCTACACTTCTCCAGCTGTTTGAGCAACTGCCAGCTGAAAGCAGGCAGGAGGCGTTGAATTATGCCAACTACCTCTGGTCAAAAGAGGCGAGGGGCGAAACCGGGGTGGACTAGGGGTTCTCCCGCAATTTCCGCTGGTGAATGCCGAATAGATCCTCCAGCTTGTCCCAGGTTTCGATTCTGCCGATCCGTTCGCCGCGCTCAATCTGGCCATATCCGATTAAGCTCATGCCTAACCTGACTGCCACCTGCTGCTGCGTCAGCCCCGCTGCCTTGCGGGCATTCTTCAGGTTCTCGCGCATGATTTACCCCCTTAATTTAAATCCCCTCTTGACAACACGTGTAACACGTGCTATAATGCATTTGTAAGGAGGGAGGACATGAAAGACAAAGACATGCTGAAGCTTTTGAAGAAGAATACAATGTGTTAATAGTCGCTGAAAAATACCAAACAGGATTTGACCAACCATTGCTCCATACAATGTTTGTTGATAAAAAACTTTCTGGAATTAAAGCTGTTCAAACTCTTTCACGACTTAATAGAATTTGTGAAGGTAAAACTGATACTTTCGTTTTGGACTTTGTAAATAAAGCTGAAGATATACAAAGTTCATTCCAAGACTTTTATCAAGGCACTGTTTTAACAGAAGGTTTTGATGTTAATAATGTTTATGATATTTATGGCAGATTGGAAGCATATAAACTGGCTGATATAGATGACATAAAGGGATTTGCTGAATTATATTATTCAAATTCTGAAGATATGGGTAAATTAAGCACTTATTTGTATAGAGCAAAAGAAAAATATGTTGTTCTTGAAAAGAATGATAAACACGAATTTAAATCTATTATGCAAGCATTTTTAAGAAATTATAACTTTGTTACTCAAGTAACTCGTATGAATGATAAAGAATTGCAATCGGCATATATTTATTATAAATATCTAAATCAATTTCTTC